GTGTTTGATCGTAAACTAGTTGACGATTGGAATCTATGCAGTGTTCTACATCTTGCAGTAAATTTTCTAGCTCTAGTTGTGCATCATCACCACGGCAATATAACTTTAAACTTATGTTAAGCATTCCCCACGCAAAATCGCCGGGTAAGTAATCTCTGGTCTCCATGCCCGGTGTTATATAAATGCTAGGAAAGTCTTGTATTTCGTCCCAGAATTTTAGCTTGGCATAAGCATTTCCAAATATATTGGTTTGGTAAGGCGCTTCGCCAGTTAGTGAATCTGCGAGTTTTTGGGCAAGGGCTTGAGTTATTTTTGTACGCATACTCATATTAGTTGAGCCCTCATTCTAGTAATCATTTGTTGCTGCATGATCTCACGAATTGATTTGGAAATCAATAACTTAGGATCTCTGCTTCTAGGAAACTGCTGTCGGCCACCCTCACTAAACGTTGCATAAGGATACTTCATGTAAGTATAGTAGGCAGTAATCATGCCTTCACGGCCTTGGCTAATGCGTTCAACTTGTGCACTTTGAGCAAATCTACCAGTTCTGTAATTGAGTACATCTCGTCTGTTACCGGTACCCATGTTTTGACGAATTTGTTCGTGTAACAGGGTATTAAGTAAATTCTGTAAACTAGTAAGAGTTTGTTCTACAGAAATTTTAGATTTTACTGGTCGATTTTTAACAACTGGTTTTTTTAACTTAATGTTGGGCGGTTTAATTGATACTACATTTTTAATTTTATCAGCTAAATTTCTTGAAACCGCTTTATAAGACTTTGCTTTACCAGTTTTAAAAGTTTCTACAAGAATATCTACAATAGCTTGTTCCGGAGTTTTTGAACCACTTGCTTTTGTAAAGATTCTTAAAAATTGTTCTTTTGTAAATTCTTCACTTACAGCATTAGTTAAGGCTTCGTCAATTACCTCAGAAAATTCCTCTTTTAAAATAGCATTTTCTAAAATATTTAGAAAGGCAGTTTTAATACCTTGTGCAATTCTACCCTTAAATTGATTTACAGCTCTAACCTCAAATGTAACAGCTACGCCGGTTTCTGAAGCTGTAATTTTTCGTGAAAAATTTAATACAGTATCAGTTTCTAATTTTACAACAGTGCTACGAAAAATTTGATTAGTTAATTCTGCTAAACCTTTTACTTTTGTACCTTTTAATTCATATGCTGAAACTATTGCAGTATTAATATCTTCTAATGTATTTAATTGAACTCCACGAGCATATTGTCTAAAACTTGGTGCTTTTTTTAAAAACTCAAGTAAACTTTTTCTGTCTTGAATTTTATCTAATTCTTCTAAAGCTCCAGTATACGCTGCTATTAATGCTATAGTTTTGCTAATTTCTTGTAAATTTTTAGGAGTTAATTGAACTTGTGAATATTCGGATACTTGTCCTGTAAACCCTTCAAAAGCTTCTGTTTGGGCTTTTTGTTTAGAAGCAATTGTTAAATTTGAATATACGTGTCCAGCATCTATACCTAATTCTTTTACATCTGTAAAATGATCTAAAAATTTCTCTTTTAAAGTTTTAGATATTCTAGTAAAAGTAACATTAGACATACCTTCTCTTTGTAAAGTACTTAATGCTTGCTCGTATTTTTTATCAAACTCGCGCTCTACTTTTTGGTTTATTAAGTTAATTTGACTTTTTAAAGCTTCTACATCTTGAGTAAAGTAATGTGTAGCTTCTTTATTTAGTTCATTTCTAAATTCTTTATTACTTTTTAAAGAATCTATATACTTTTTAAATAAAACCTGAAGAGTAATATTAGCCATTAGGCATAATCCTGCTGATAAAGATCAAACACACGGCGAATATGTGCTGGCAAACTGTTTGATTGAATGTATTCAATCTGTGTTGAATTAGTGCCTGCTGCCTTGGTAGACTTAACCGATGCTTCGTTGTCTTTGTAGTAGGTTAGCAAGTCCATGCAAGCTACTTTTAAATCTTCAGGAGTAGTTTCAAATCCTGCAAAGTAAGTAACCTTATAGCCATTAATTAAAGTTTCAAAGTATCCGCTGGGGTGTAGGCTGCGAATTTCTTCACCAACAAGTACCCAGTCTGTGTACTTGGTTAGCGTAGTCCAAGTTTGACCGTAATCTATGCTGCGTTGTACACTGCTGATGCTGACTACAGGCGCTTCTACGAGTAGTATACTTGCAAAGCCTCCGTCCGTATACTGCACCTTAGGTTCTTCGTAATGGTCTAGGAATGTGCGCTTGCAGTAAGTTTTGGCAAATTGTGAAACTTTAGGGATTAAACTGTCAATTTGACCATCAGAATTTGCACTAGTTATCCCTTTGTAGTTTTTGTATTCTTGTCTGGTAAATAGGTTTAGTCCCATGTTTGCTCCTTTGTTTCCAGTCTGGACTCCGTAGAATCCAGACCAGAAACAGGACTCCGAGAGTCCTGTTGATTCCCATCCCGAGGGATTAAGCTACATAACGTAGGGCGCTAACGCCAATTCCGTAGTTGGTAGTAACTTGAGTCATACCAGTACGTAGGCTTGCAACCATAACGCGACGCTGAGTTTCTACTAGGTCGTCAGTGTCAACACGTAGGCCGCGCTGATTACCAACTAGGAAGTTACCGGGTGCAAAGCAAATTGCTCCGACTACACCAGCTGCTTTGGCCTCAAATTCTCCGCTAACTAAAACAGGAGTATTTGCAATGCTACCAATTTGACCAGTTAGTAAAGTAGCACGATCGCCAACTTTATCAACTGTTAGGAAGCTTTCGTCATCTAGTAAGTCGTAGTATCCGTCTGTGCTAACGATATAAACTAGCTCGCTAGGATCAAGACCCCAAACACCTAGATCACGACGTAGATCACGTAGTTTTACAACAGTTAGTTTAGCAGCATCACTAATGTCTAGAGTGACGGCACTGGCTGCATCATAAGTAGCAAGACCTTGAACAGGATCCGCACCTGCACCAGCACCACGTAGCATTGCGCGATCTACTGCGCGTGCAACGCGACGAACCATTGCGTCACGAATAACAGGCATAATTGCGATTAAAGAATCTTCTTCTTCTTCAAATGCAACATACTCGTTGGTAGCAACTTTGTATGCGTTTAGTGTGATTTCTTTTAGTAGGTGAGGAGAACCGCTGCCACCGCTTGCGCTTGTACCACCAGTGCTGCTGCTAGTACCAAACTGGTTATTCTGAACCCAAGTTGCAACACCTGCTTCAGGATTAACAGGAATGGTCATTACGTTGGTTTGCATTGCAATGCTACGTAGAGTAGGAGCAACAACTAAACGACGGCGAACTTCGTTTTCCATGGCTAGGCTAACTTCTAGTTCCCAAGTGGCGCTGGGTAGGTGTGCACCATACTTTTGAACCATGTCACGACCAAACTTGGTTTGATCAACGCTTTTGCCAGTCATTTTGCCTAGTAAAACTGCTTTTTCTTTGTCAGCATAGCTCATTTCACCAGCTTTGCCGTCAGTAAAGCTCATTTTGCTTTTCTGAATAGCTTCTAGCTCTTGTGCTTTTTCTTTTAGGGCAGCTTCTAGACCAGCGATAACGCTCTTGGTGCTATCAGCTTGCTCTTGGAAACGCTTCTCAACTTCAGCTAGTAGCTTTTCAGCACCAGTTTCGGTAGGAGTAACTGCAGCGATTGCCTTGGCAATACGATCTTGCAATTCGCGCTCTTGACGCTCGCGTTCTGCTTTTTCAGCAGCTTCGCGTGCTTGTTGTTCATGAATAGCTTTTGCTGCACCGACTGCGGCTTCTTGAGCAGCTTGAGCTAATAATTCTTTAAGTTCTTTTGAATCCATATTCAATTCCTCGATTAAATTGCTTTTTGCTTGCTCCAAGAGCTCTAGCCCTTTAGCTGATTCGCTTGGGGGTGCAAATTGCATAATAAACTCACGATATTCACTTTCGTTGCCGAAAGACTTTGATAAACTAAACAGTGTGTTTTGGTTTGCTGGTACGGAAACTACACTAATCTCATGTAGTTCCAAATCTTTTACTAAAAATACTTCTGCTGAACTGTTATATTCGGCGTCTTTGATGCGGAATCCAACTGAAAATGCTGTTAGGACTTCGTCTTTTACTAATTGATGAACTTTTTCAGCAGCCTTAGAAATTTTTGCCTTAATCCACAATCCTTTTTCGTCAATCTTGTGTTCAACCATTCTGCCCACAGGTTGAGTGTGGTCATGAAAGGCTAAGATAACTGGATTTTTAAGGTAATTTTCTAAACCCTTTTGCCATACGCTTGCTGGAATTACATCGCCATGACGATCCACATCGGTAGTTGATGCATATCCTGCAATTTGTAAGGTTTCATTTTCTGCTGGTAGCGGTTCAGCCTTAGTAAAGAAACTGTGTAAATACAGAATCTTATTTTTGTCTACCATATTTTCCTCTTTTATTCACCTTCTTGAGGTCTGCCGCCTTGTGAAGGATTTGCTGCACTACCAGCAATATTAGCTGGAATTCTTATAGCATCGGCACCTGCTAGTGGCTCATAGCGTAGTTCGCGTCTGGCCTCGTTGGGAGTAATAATACCACCGTTTACTAGTGTAGCGTGGTAGCCGGCAATGTCTTTGAGTTCAGGCTGTAGTGCACTTACCGTGCTAGTAACTGCTTCTACGTCATAGCCAAAGTAACGCTCTAAGGCACTTACATAACTGCGTACGATCGGTAGCACAGTTTCTAGGTAAAATAGTCTAAGGTTAGGAGCTATATTTGCGTTGTTACCGCCCATGAGTAAGAGTGGCGGTACGCCTAGTGCCTGTAAGATTTTTTCTTGATTGGTTCGGATCGACTGATCAAAATCCATTTCTTTGAAACTAGTATCAGTGATCTTTTGTGGCTTTAGTCCCGAATCTAAGATTACTGGCCTGCGTCCACCTTGTTTAGGTGAGTATTTTTGCTGCCAGTATTGTATAGTACGTTCTTTAGCTATTG